TGAGATACTAATTTACCTACTAAAGAACGTGTGCTTTTGTCTGGTTTTTTAAGAAAAATAGTTGCTGTTTTATCTTCATCATCTGTGTCTAAATAAACAACCATTTCTCTTACTTTACCATGTATTTGTTTTAATTTTTCTAATTCTAAATTTAATTCAATTTCTGTTTTCATAACTTTTTTTTAAGGTTATGCAAATATACAAAAAAATAAATTATAAATATTGAATATGTGAAATAATTAATTCTAATTCTACTTGGATTGAAGTATCTCCGCTTGAAGATGCTCTTTTGTTATTCATAAAACGTACATTTTTTAAAACGTGTTTACGAGTTGTTAAAGCTGCATCTACATACATAACTACAATGTCAAATTCAGGAATATCTTGTATGCGACCTTGAGGTGCTACACTTTGGATATTCTCTAATTCTTCCATTAAAATAGTCATCTTAGCAGTAGGTTCAATTTTACCATATCCACGAGATACTGGAAAACGTCCAGCCCCGTAAATATTTTCCATGCCTTGTTTTTCTTCATACTCTATATTAGTGATACCTATAATTGGTTGACTTAAAACGTTTACAATTATATCTGCCCACTCGTATGATTTGCCGTTAATTAACGGCGGTATTGGATATGCCATGTCTTAATATTTTTTAAATTGTTAATGCAAAACCAATGTTTACAGTAATTGTATCTGCTACACCTACTGGTACTAATTTTACAGCTATTGTTAATTCATTATCAGTTAATACATCTTGTGCAGGGTCTATTACAACGCTAAAAGCAGATAATTCAAAATCTCTTTGCATCACTTCTAAACTTCTATCACAAATAGAATTAAAGAATCCTATTGTATCTTCGGCTAAAGTACCATTTGCATTTACTACTAATGGACTAGCTAAACTAGGTAGTAATGCAGCTCTTAAACTTCTAATTGCTTTGTCAATTACTCTGTTGTTATAAACATAAGTATAATCAGAGGTTAAAGCGATACAAGTGTTTGGTTTTGTAAAATAAGAACCTGTTAATCCTACATATTTTTTAACGTAGTTATAACCAAAAATTTCTAAGTTTACAATACTTCCATCTGATAGAGTTGTATATAAAGTTCCATTAGCAAATGCTAAAACATCGTATTCAGCAGCAGCCACGTTAAATTTAGCTACCCAAGCAATGCTTTCGTTTACTTTTGCTAAGGAGATGGCACCTAATTCTGTGCCCATACTACCAATACTTTTACCTGTTGCTTTAAATAATTTAAAACCTAAATTATCCCCATCTTGACCAATTGCAACACTTACATTTTTATTACTTAATAATTTTAAGTTCGCTAAAGTTGTTAAGTCAGCTGTTCCACTAATTTCAGCTTGATAAACAACAGATGAAATAGTTTTATGATTAGTTTCTAAATCATTTAAAATAGCCTGTAAAGTAGTTGTTTGAGATGTTGCAAATGCAGTAGTTTTTTGATAAATACCTAGTTGTTTAATTTCACCTTGTGCAAAGTTTTGCATCAAAGTTACACTTGCAAACGTTGTCGCATCAGCAGTAGCGTAAACACCTACATACAATTTTCCTTTAGGTTGTATTCTGAAAAATTCAGATATATGATAGTGCATGATATCTAATTCAGAAGCTACACCTGCAACTACATTTTGTGTTAATGTACTAGCATAAGCACCTACTACTGTTTTTACATAAGGAGTTCCACTATTTAAAAATACACCTTGATTTTTTGGAGCTGTAATAGTTACTGTTGCTGTATTTGCAACTGCACTAAATCCATGTGTAGGAGTTCCTAAATTAATTTCTGCTGCAATTCTAGTAGCACTTGTTGAAGTTGAAACCGCATCTGCTGTAACTGCTGTGAAAGAGCATAAAGTAACCGTTCCCGCTGCTGATTTAGATGCAGTTGGATTTGCGCTATCAATAATGGCACAAGTTAATTTATAAGTATCACCTACTGTAAATTTAGTTGTACATAAATCGGTTGCTGTACTAGCAGTTGCATCGCTTGAAGTATTTGTAATTCCTAAGTTTACAGCATCTTCTACAGAATAAATTACTTTAATTCTATCGGATGCTCCAAATCCACTTGGCAAAGTAGCTGAGTAGAATAAAGCACCAGATACATAATCCGTTCCTGCTAATGGTCTACCTAAACCGCCTTTGCCTTTGTTAAATATAACGTCATTTGCCATTTATAATATTTTTAAGTGTTATTTTTTCTTTTTAGGTTCTTCAACTTTTGAAGATTCATTTTTAACAACAAATAATTCTAAGTTGTTGTTTTTTGCGTATTCTTCTAAGTTTGAAATTTCGTTTTCATTCTCTAAGAAAAACACCGCTTTTTTACTAGTTACTACAATAATTTTGTGATTATCAAAATCATGTTTAACCAATTCTTTTGCTTGTATTAAATCCATTTTAAGGGGGTTTATATAAAGGTGTGGCTTTTTAGTTCCACACCCTTAAAGTTTATATTAGTTTGCTTGTACGATCGCTACGATACCTACTTGAGAAGTACGCATTTTAGAAGCTCCAAAGTTTTGTAAAGCTGATAAAATAGAACCGTAGTAAGCAGGATCATTTTCGTTTACAAACACATCCGCACTTCCTTTTGCTTTTGCAACAAATGAAGGGTGGTAAGCTAAACAAGCTAGGTTATCAGTTGCTGCTGGTGAACTAGGTGCGCCAGTACCATCTGCAATAGTTTTTAATACTGGAGTAGCTGTATTATCATAAACAACTACTGTTGAACGAATCATAATATCAAAACCATGAATACGATTAACAACGCCATCAGGTAATGCTGATTTACCATAAGAATCCATTCTGTAAACATCTTGGATAGCTAATAACTGACCGTTATACATAGAAGACGGCATTAATAAAACACGTCCTTCTTGAGGAACATTTGCCTCATCTAATATAGATTTTGCTTTTAAAATATCAGCTAAAGTAATTGCTAAACGTGTAAGTGTAGCAGATGGAGCTAATGCAGAAGATACAGCAGAACCAGTTGTTTTAACAAAAGTCCCTGCACCTGCTGGAGCCCATTTGTATAAACAATGATTAGTAATAACTTCCTCTAAAGTGTTTAATTGGTGTCTTAAAACACTCATACGCTTATCATAAGAGATATAAGATAATTCTTGTCCTCTTTCAATATGAATAGGCTGAACATAGTAAGTGTCCATTGAGTAAATTAATTCTGTATCGGTTCTTCTAGCGATAGTTGCTGGAAACGAACCTAAGTTTCTCGAAATAGTTGGATTTGCTCCAGCTTGTGGAACGTGAACTGTTTTATAGTTTACGAACCCATCGTGATTTACTGCACGATTAATAATTGCGTTGTTTTTGAAAAGGTTCTCTTCAATATCTGATAACCATTGTTCTCTGTCTAATGCCATGATTTTTAGTTTTTAAGTTTATTGTTTTTTGTTTTTATTTTTTATAGAATTGATTATACATTTCATTATACACCTCTGGAGTTTCATTTTTGATTTTTACTAATCCGTTTGGATCTTTTTTCTCCCAATCACGAATTGTCCAGTCTTTACGCTCTTCGTTTTTAGATACATTTTTAACGTCAAATACTTTAACAGCATCTTTTACGTTATTAATTTTACTAATCATGTTAGCTACAAATTCAAAGTTGTTAACTGCCATTTCAATTGTAGAATCTTTTTCAGCTTCTAAAATCTTTTTTTCTTTGATAGCGTTTTCAACTAATTCAATAGCTTTGTTTTTTAATTCTTCAGCAGCTTTTTCTTTTTCAGCTACTTCTTTTTCTTCGATCACTTTTAAACGTTCTTTTAACGCTTCGTTTTCAGCTACTACTTCAGTTAAAACTATATCCTTTTTTTCGATTTCAGCAACAATAGCCGCTTCGTCCGCTTCATTGGATAGTTTCAATACATTTTGTATTTTTTCCATGTTTGGTTTATTTATGATTTTATTATAAATTATAGCCATATTACTAAGGCTTTCTGATTTACTAACTTTGTATTTTTTTACACTTGCAACTACTTCATCTACTAAACCCATGTTTAACGCTTCATTAGCACCTAACCATGTTTCCTTGTCCATCATTACAGATATTTCTTCAGCAGTTAATTTAGTACGTTGTTCAAAAATTGTTACCAAAGTATCTTTAACTAAATTTAAAACAGCAGTATCATTACCACCACTAGGGTTGTGCAACATTAAAGTTCCGTAATCAGCCATGTAACACTTTTTACCAGCCATAGCAATAACACCGCTAATACTAGCAGCTAAACCATCTATATAGGTATTGCAAGGTACTTTAGAATTAAGGATAGCTGATACTATTGAGTACCCATCTAATACAGAACCACCAATAGAGTTAATGCGGACATTAATTTTAGTACATTTGTCCTGTAAATACTGCATTTCATAAGCAAAAGCACTTCCTGAAATACCACTTACATATTTACCACTAGCATCAACGGAATCCCCTATTTGACTATAAAGTAAAATAGTTCCTTCTCCTTCACTAATATTTTTAATGTACTTAAAGTTCATAATACAAAATTAATTAGTATATTTGCCTTAAAACTGCTATTGTTACTATAATTATGGGTAGAAAAAACAATGAAGATGATGTACGTGTAAAAATGCTATCTTATGGAGTTCGATTAACTTGTTATGTTAGTGGAGCTAAAAAGAATAGATTTTTATTAGATCAAATCAAAAGAGATTTAGGCGAAGGAGAATTGATAAAAAATATTTTAGATATTCATTACGCTATTGTTGACGAAATACCCGAATTTAAAGAAAAAGAACATACCGAATTAAAAAAATACCTAATAGATAAAATTAAATTAAAATAAATCACCATGAAAACAACAATTACAACACTTTTACTATTAATCACATTAATTGGTAAATCACAAACTCAATCAGATTATATTAATGTAATTAATGTTACAGATACATTAAGCACAAATGACACGCTAACAATAGTTTTTACTAAAAGTACTAATTTTGGTGGTAATGGAATGAGTGTTTTACAATTATGGACATCATCATACTTACAAGATTGTTTAAATGTGTTTAGTGGTTTTTTATCTTTAGATAGCGCTAATACTTATAAACACAAAGTTAAAATTACTCCAATAATGGGTACTGGCAATGGTCGTATTTATTCTAATGCTACTGTTGGTAATTATAAAAGATTTTATATTAAACCTGCTGTTAGTGTAAATGAATATGATGTGAATAGTAGCGTTATTGACATTAAGTATTACGATATTTATGGCAAAGAAAAACCCTCACTTAGTGAAGGTTTAACTATTATGATAACAACATACTCAAATGGTTATCAAAAAAAACAAAAGGTTATTTTATAATTCAAACATTCTAAAAACGTTTTCATTAAAATCAAATCCTGAAGCAATACTGCATCTTATCCTTAGTTTAATAGTTGTATTAGGGGCTAAAGATACTACTGTGCCAGCTTTTAATGTGGTTATAAATAATGTTATTCCTGAACCGTTGTTAAAATATGTTTCTGAAATATCTAATGAAGTTGAAGTTGTATTATTATATATTTGTAAAAAACCTCCTGCATCTGTTGGTGAAGAACCTCTAAATACACTTTTTGCATCTATAACCCACACTCTAGTAATTCCATCATTAGGTGTTGTATAAGTAGCTCCAGATAAATCAACATAAGAAGTGTTTGAAATTGTTACATCTGAAGGTTTAATTAATGAATATTGTTTAGCAACACCATATAAACTAACTAAATCAGTTGAAATAAAATCACCACCACTAGCCACATCAGTAGCAACGTATTTATAAATATCATGTACTGATTTAGAAGAACTATCTGTAAAAATTAAAGGATCAGCAGTTGAATCTTGTGTTTTAGTTAAGATAAAACGTGCCACGTTGCTTGTTCCATTTACGGCAGTTGTTTCATAAAACTTACCACCGTAAAATATCTCTCCAGCAGTAACGTCTTTATTAGAATCACTTACAACGCATCCACTAATTACATAAGGAACTGTTAATGAATAACTGCCTAAATTAGTTATTACTAATCCTTTAATAATAGCAGCTTTATCTTCTGTATTATAGTCTTGTAAAAACTTTAATGAATTAGCTGTAAATGGTTGTAGTGCCGTTGGCTCAACTATTTGTGATATGTCTATGTTTTTCATGATGTATTAAAATGTTACTATGTTATATTGCATTCCCATTAAATTATATTTATCTGCAAAACTTCTTATTATTAATTCCGCTTCAGTAGCTGTTCCTAATGCTGAAAATGTAGCTATTGGAAAATTAATTGTATAATCAAATTCATCCGTTGTATAATATGGTGAATATCCCATATAATAAATCTGATTAATGCTATTTAAAGGCATTATAGAAGATGTTTCACTACTACCACCAATAACAAAGTTATTGTTTGTGTTTACTATATTAGTGGTAATATAAATTCCAGATGTTTGAAAAAAAGTATTTAAAGCTAGTTCGTATATTAATTTTTGTGAAGTGTATTTAACCCTTTCGTCTACTCCTATAAATAAATCATTTACTTTTTCCCAATATTCAGTATCATAAGGATAAAAACCAAGTGAAGTCTTTACACACTCATAAATACTTCTATCTTCATAAATAACTCTATCACCTACATTATAAATGGCTACTAAATCCCATGCAGGATATGAGCAACCAGTTTTATAATCTTCAAAAATTAAACTCCAAAGGTTTTGGACGTTGCTAGTTAATACATAAAGCCATGATAATAGTTTATCATTTCTTAAAACAGGCGGTGTTAATTGTTCCGCTACTATTTCATTATCATAACTGTATATTGACATCTATTGAGCTGTAAAAGTTAATTTATCTGCAAATGTTTCTCCAGAAGTAGTTTCTTCTACTATATATCCAGCATCTAATTGAAATAAAGGGATAATAGTTGTATTATTTTGAACTAAATAAGTTTTATCTATAAATGCAGTTGCATCTGGTCTAATTGCAATATCTTGTATTAATATATCTGTAACTCCAGTAACCGATTGAATAGCATCTGTTAATGCAGATACTTTTACTTTTCCATCAAATGGTAAATTAGCTAAATAAGCGTTTACTGCTAATATAACACTATCAGAAATAGTTGAAGCATATTGTCCATCATAAAAAATATTTGCTTTTAAATATAATTTATCAGATGCTTTAGAAGTAACAAAGTAATTAACTCCAGCAAATGCAATATCATCTACATAACCACCTAATGAAGATAATTCTAAAA